GAGGCTGTTGAACGTGGAATTTAATATTGTCAATAATTATTTAAAGTAATAAGATTCAAACGTACCGATTCGTTTAATCGGAAATTACTGAGGAGCTTCGAAAGATGGCCAATGTTTTAACAAGTGAAAATAGTACCGAGTTTTACGCAAATAAATTAGGTTTAGCTGAAGATTCTCCGACTGAGGCTGTAGAAACAGAGCCAGTAGCTGAAATTGAACAGAGTGAACCAGTTGTCGAGAACGAGGAAAAGGTAACAGAAGAACCAAAACCTAAAGTAAAGATGCGTTTTGATGAAGTCACAAAACAACGTGACATTGCTAAACAGGAAGCTGAACAAGCAAGAATCAGAACACAAGAATTAGAGCAAGAGTTAAAAGCAATTAAATCTCAGGCTGTTCCAAAAGAGCAGAGCAGAGATGAGAAACCAAGACCAGATCAATTTGTTGATGCGTTTGAATACGCTGAAGCATTGGCTGATTGGAGTGCTGAAAACGCTGTAATGAGAGCAAGGCAAGAAGATGTAGAAAAAATGAAACAAGCGGAACGTGCCAAAGTTATTGATACTTGGAACAAGAAACTTGAAGCGACTAAATCTGAATTGCCTGATTTTGATGATATGGTAGCTTCCTCTGATGTAGTGGTAAGCGATCAAGTGAGAGATGCGATTTTAGAATCAGATGTTGGTCCTAGAATTCTTTATCATTTGGCTGAAAACCAAGAACTAGCAGAAAAAATATCTAAATCAAGTCTAATTACTGCTTTAAGAGAAATAGGTAAATTAGAGGCAAAGTTTGAAAAGACTGAACCTGTTAAATCTGTTGCCCAGAAGTCCAAAGCACCTGCCCCGATTAGTCCAATCAAAGCTGGTACGAGTGAACAAGCCATCATTACTGATACAGATAAGATGACTTACTCGCAGTACAAAGCAATGAGACAAGCTAAAAGGATTAGGTAAAAACTTAATTTATTTTATAGAAAGGTAATATCATGGCAAATAACTTGCTAACCATTAGTAAGATTACTAATGAAGCACTCATGGTGCTAGAAAACGAGTTGACATTTTCGAGCGAAGTCGATCGCTCATATGATGATCAATTTTCTGTCGTTGGAGGCAAGATTGGTAACACGGTAAATGTAAGACGACCTGGAAGGTTCGTAGGTGCAACAGGCCCCCAGTTAGTAGTTGAAGATTTCAACGAATCCTCAGTTCCTGTTACTTTGACAACTCAGTTCCAAGTATCAACTCAGTTTACAACTCAAGATTTAGCACTGTCTTTAGATATGTTCTCTGATCGTGTATTGAAGCCGGCTGTGGCTGCAATTGCAAACAAAATTGACAGAGATGGTCTAGCAATGGCTACCCTTAATACTGCGAATATCGTAGGTGTTGCTGGTACTCCTCCAACTGGGTTGATTACTTATCTAACTGCTGGTGCTTACCTTGATTCTGAAGGAGCTCCTAGAGATGGTAGACGTGCTTGTATCGTTGAGCCATTCACATCTGCTACTATTGTTGATTCTTTAAAAGGTCTATTTGTACCTCAAGAAGCAATTGGCGAACAGTATAGAAAAGGGCTTATGGGCCGCGATTCTGCTGGGGTAAACTGGAAATTAGATCAAAACGTTCAGTCTCAAGTATTCGGTAACAACAGCACAACTACTGTGACTGCATCTGTAGCGACTACAACTGCAACTGGTTTCTTAACAAGTGGCTGGGCATCAAGCTCAACAATCACTTTGACTGCTGCCAATACTGGTAACTTAGTATTAAATGCCGGTGATACATTTACTATCGCTGGTGTTTATGCAGTTAACCCACAAAACAGACAGGCTTATGGATCTAACAAGCTCCGTAACTTTGTAGTTAAATCTGCTGTAACGATTGGCTCAGGTTCAAGCGTTTCTGTAACTGTATCTCCTGCGGTAATTACTGCCGGTCAGTTCCAAAACGTATCGATTCCAACTCCATCAGCTTCAGCAGCGGTAACTCAGTTCAATTCAACTGGTGCGGTTTCTCCACAAAACTTTATGTTCCATCGCAATTCTTTTGCGCTCGTAATGGCAGATTTAGAATTGCCAGAAGGTGTCCATTTTGCGGGCAGGGCTTCTGATAAAGAGATCGGTATGTCTTGCCGTATTGTGAGGCAGTACACAATTAACAATGATTCTATTCCTACTCGTTTAGATGTATTGTATGGTTGGGCCCCTCTCTATCCTGAACTCGCTTGCCGTATTGCAGCTTAATTTTAAGGAGAAAATAAAATGTCTAATCCAGGACCAGCAACAACCGTAACGATTCACCCAAGCAATTTGGCAACAAACCAAGCAATTCGTTTGTTGGCAGTCGCAACAGGTGTAAACGTCAACGCAACAGGTGATCAGGTAGTATTGCCTATCATCAACTCTACTAACTACTCTGTTTCTAACGTAGTATTTACCAACGCATCAACTTCCCTCACAACAGCCGCAGCAGGTCTATTTACTGCTCCATCTGCCGGTGGAACTGGTGTTGTTGCTAATGCTGCTTTATCCGCATTAACAGGCTCAACAGTAGTAAGCCAGAGAACTGTTGCATCAACAGCAATCCAATCAGGTCAAAATTTATACCTCAACGTAGGAACTGCACAAGGTGCAGCGGCTACAATGGACGTATACGTTTATGGCTATGATTTCAGCACTTACTCTTAATTGAGCATAAAAAACCCCTTTAATTAGGGGTTTTTTATTACTTGTTTTATAATTAAAGTTACTTCTTATAAAGGAATAATCATGCCATCTACAACAATCACTCGTGGTAATGTTTTATCCACGACTTTCATTGGACCATCTTTAACACCTGTTGCAGTAGCGTCTTATACTTCAGCAGCACAAAATTTTAATATCGCAGGCTTACAAACTACTGACCAAGTTATCGCAGTTGGTTTAAATGGTAATCAAACAGCAGGTATTATTATTGCTGAATGCGATGTATTGACTGCCGGTGTTTTAACAGTTCAGTTTGCGAATACAACAAATGCTTCAGTTACACCTGCTGCGGGAACTTATGTCTTTGCAGTAACAAGAACTGATGGACCTTTACCTCTAAATATGGTTTAAATTATGGCTAACGTATCTGCATATCGTTTTGTAGGACCTACGACTGCGATTGCAGTTACAGGCACTTCTTCCACATCAGTGACCATCACTCCCAATGGTAATGATCAAGTTAACTTTTGTGGATTCTTAAATACCTCTGCAAATCCTGTGGCAATTACGATTGCTTCGGCCATTGCAGGTACAACCACAACTGCTAATCCTGCGGTATTACCGACTGGTGGCAATACAAGCCAAAGTTTTGTGTTAGGTGTCAGCATGAGTCAGCCAACAGTTATTGCAGTTCCACCAAGTTTTGCAATTACTGCTATTGGTACATCAGGAACAACGCTTTATGTAATGCCAATGGTAGATCAAAACTAAGGAGTTTTTATGCCTGGTCCGGCTTTAACAGTAGATCAAAATATACTGCCAGTTCAAGCATACTTTAACCTTGATGGCACGTTTAATACCTTTATTGGTCAAGGTCAGCCATTCGTAATTACTGCGACTGAATCGATTGGCATTGTAAATTCAAGTGTCAATGCAACGCTTTACCCTACCTTTACAAGTGCAACAAGTGGTCAAGTAACAGGTTTAGCGATTGCTTCACCAAGTTTGACATGGAATCCAGGCACAGGAGTATTTTCAGCTCCTACATTCTTTGGCACACTTAATGGAACTGCTAATACTGCTAATAATTTAAGTGGTGGTGGTGCTGGGCAGATTGTTTATCAAAATGCTTTAGGCTCAACTGCTTATTTATCAGCAGGATCAACAGGTCAATTCTTATTAAGTAATGGTACATCAGCACCATCTTGGTCAACTGTTGCAACTTCAGTAACAATTTCTGATCAAACTACTGATACTGCGACTTATTACCCTTTATTTTATAGTGCGACCTCTGGATCAACCAATACTGTTGAAACTTCCTCTACTAAACTACAATATCAGCCATCAACAGGCACATTCAAAGCAACCTTATTTAGTGGCTCTGGAGCATCTTTAACGAATATTCCTAATGGTGCATTAACGAATAGCTCGGTAACAATAGGTAGCACAAATATTGCTTTGGGTGGCACTTCTACAACATTAGCCGGACTTACTTCTGTAACTGCCACAAGTTTTATTGGTGCATTAACCGGCAATGCGGACACTGCAACTACTTCAACCAATGCTACTAATTCAGCAATTACTGACAATACTAGCTCATCAGCGACTTGGTATCCTACTTTGGTGGCCTCAACTAGTGGCAATCAAGCATTAACCTCATCTTCAACGAAGTTATCGTTTCAACCTAGCACTTCCACATTGACTGCAAGTATCTTTAATGGTGCAGCCAATAATATTAGTGGTGGTGCAGTAAATCGTATTCCGGTGCAGTCCGCTGCGAGTACAACAACTTTTATTATTGCTCCTACTACTGCATCAACTGTATTGAGTTGGTCAGGTAGTGCCTTTACATGGGTGGGCATTGGTGGATCAACAATGGTTTATCCAGCAGCCGGTATTCCTAATTCAACTGGCACAGCCTGGACAACATCCTATTCAACCACAGGATCAGGCACAGTAGTGGCATTGGCTACTTCGCCAGTCTTTGTTACACCAACTTTAGGGGTGGCAACTGCAACCTCATTGGCTGCGACAACAATTACTGAAAATAGTTATGCTATTGTTTCACAGGCAGACATTGGAACAAGAGCAAACCAAATACCTCTGAATCAGTATCTAGGAACAATGGCTTGGCAAGATGCGAAGGCAGTAAGACTAGGTGGTGATGCAGTTATTAATACGCTGACAGTAGGCTTAGGTAATGGCTCTGTGGCTACAAATACTGTTAATGGGTATCAAGCATTATTGGCAAATACGACAGGATTTAATAATCTTGCAAATGGTTATCAAGCATTAAATAAAAACACAACAGGTACAAGTAATGTTGGGAATGGTTATCAAGCAGGATTCAATAATCTGACAGGAAATTACAGCACATTTATTGGAGCTTTTGCAGGATATACATATAATGGTTCTGGTGCTACTGCTAACACACTTGTGGGATACAGGGCAGGATATTCAACAACAGGATACGGAAATACTTTTATTGGTGCAAATTTTGCTGGAACAGGTGCTGGAGAAGCAGTTACATCAGGTTCACAAAATACTATTTTAGGTGCATACACAGGTTCGGCAGCGCCAATATCAGCCACAGGTTCTAATTATGTAGTTTTAGCTGATGGTGGTGGTAATGTCAGTCAATATTGGAACAACACTACTAAATCAACAGTATTTACAGGTGTAACACAAACTACAGGCTATACAGTAGCAACATTACCAACAGGAGTTACAGGCATGAGAGCCTATGTAACTAACGCTTTAGCACCTACTTATGGGAATACTGTAGTAGGTGGTGGTTCAGTAACAATTCCTGTCTTCTATAACGGAACTAACTGGATTGTCGGATGATTTATATTCTTACTCTTACATTCTTTATTCTCCAATTACTTGATTGGTATACAACTCGCACTATCTTAAAAAATGGTGGCTATGAGCAGAATCCTGTTATGGCATTTGTCTTTAAATATGTCAATGTTGATGTGGCTTTATGTCATAAAACAATTACTTTATCAATACTAGGTTATTTCATTGGTTTAGCATTGCCAATCTGTTTAGTAATCTTAATTTTTATTTATTTAGCAGTAGTTATTCACAATGGAAAGAGTTTATGGCGATAGCATCTAATTTCTATGTATATGAACACATCAGAAAAGATACTGGTGCGATTTTCTATGTTGGTAAAGGACATGGCGATAGAGCAAACCATCCATATAAAAGAAATGCGTATTGGAAAAATGTAGTAAATAAAGCAAATGGCTTTACTGTAAATTATGTTGCAAAAAATATTGATGAAGAATTATCTTTGCTTTGCGAAATGGAAAGAATTAATCAATTAAAAAAATTAGGATATAAATTAACCAATGCAACAAATGGTGGTGATGGGATTAGTGGGTATCGCCATACAAAGGAATCCAAAGAAAAAATAGGGCAGTATGTTGCTACAAGAATTGGTGCAAATAATCCTAATTATGGTAAAAAACAATCGGTTGAAACAATTGCTAAAAGAGTAGCAAAAATGACAGGTGAATTACATCCTTTTTACGGAAAATCACATACGGAAGAAACAAAGAAAAAAATATCTGAAAATCGTAAAGGTAAAAATGTAGGTGCAGACAATCCGTCTTTTGGAAAAAAACATACAGATGAAACAAAAAGAAAAATATCAGAAGCTGGCAAGGGAAGAAAAGCAAGTGATGAAACTAAAGCAAAATTAAGCGCGTCTTTAAAAATTGCGTTAAACAGACCAGAAGTAAAAGAAAAACAAAGATTAAATCATTTAGGCAAAGTTAATTCGCCTGAAACACGCAAAAAAATATCTGAAGCAAAAATAGGTTTTAGATATACTGAAGAAAGCAAAAAGAAAATGAGTGAATCAAGAAAGCGTTATTTTGCTAGATTGAAGGAGCAACAACAATGTCAATAACCGCTAACTTTCCCGCTATAAAACCATCAATTTTACTTGATTTTGCTAATAGTCAGCAACTTGATCCAAGAGTGACATTTAGTAGGTCAACTACTGCACCTTACTATGATGGTAAGACAAGTGTATTGGCAGAGCAGAATTTGTTGTTATATAGCAATACATTTAGTAATTCTGCGTGGGTAGCTACAAGTGCGACTATTGCAAGTGGAGTAACTGATCCTGCGGGTGGAACAACTGCTTTTTCAATGACTGCAACTGCTGGAAACGCAACTTTATATCAAACATTAACATTAACTGCAACTGCCTACACAGAAAGCATTTATATTCAGCGTGTAACAGGCACAGGCACGATTAACTTAACGCTTGATGGTTCTACACTAAGTCCAGTCACAATCACAGGCTCATGGGCTAAATATACTTATACTGCTACACCATCGGCAGGTTCTAGAACTATTGGTATTCAGATTGTTACAAGTGGCGATGCAATCAATATTTATGGTTCACAATTAGAAAATAGAAGTAGTGCAACTGCAACTAATATTACAACTACCACAGCAATAACGAACTACATACCTCAGTTACTAACTGCACCTATTAACGCACCTAGATTTGATTTTAATCCTACAACAGGGGAAAGTTTAGGCTTGTTGATTGAGCAGAGTTCTACTAATTTACAGTTACAAAGTTCATCTTTTAATACAGGGTGGAATAACGGATCTTATGGTGCATATAATTTAACTGCATTGGCAAATATTGCACCTGATGGAACGCAAACTGCGTATAAATTGTATGATACAACAACAAATACTTTAACTTATATTAATTATCAAAGTGCATCTACTACATCAGGAACAACGCTTACGGCTTCTGTTTATTTGAAAGCGGCAGAAAGAACAAGGGCATTTGTTTATTTAATGTTTCAAGTCCCAAATATCTGGGCAGCAGTAGATGTAAATTTATCAACAGGCGTTATTAGTGCAATTGCTAATCCTAATGCAATATATATAAATTCAACAATAACACCTGTTGGCAATGGTTGGTATAGAGTTTCCGTTACAGGAAGTCAAGCAATAGGAACTTATTTTGCAGGGGTCGGAATAACTGCTGCATCTGCAACAGATAAATTTTCCTACGCGCAATCAGGTCATGTGGGTGATGGCTATTCAGGCATTTACATTTGGGGAGCACAACTCGAAGCCCTCGCATTTCCTACCTCATATATTGCCACTACTTCTGCCCAAGTAACTAGGGCTAGTGATAACGCATCAATGACAGGAACTAACTTTAGTAGTTGGTTTAACAATCAACAGGGAACACAATACATCGAATCACAACCATCGCAAAACGCTGGAGCTTTATTTGGTGGACTTGGTGCAGGTGCAACAATAAGTGGTTCAGGTTATTTTTTACTTTCTTATGCAACCACAAATGGAATGCTTTATTCTGTTTCAGGTGGTTCAAATATACAGCTAAGCTCAGGAGCTTCTGCTTTAGGATTAAGTAATTCTTTTTACAAAATAGCAGGTTCTTTACAAATGAATAGCACATCTGCTGTTGTATTTAACGGAACAAATAGTAATTCCACAACATTTACAGGGCAAATGCCAATAGTAAACCAATTATATTTTGGTGGCACATCTTTTAGTAATTATGTTGGATTTGGTGGTCGAATAAAAAAATATGCTTATTACCCACAAGCTTTAACTGCAACTCAACTCCAAGCCCTCACAGGAAGCTAATTATGCAAGACTTATACCTATCCTTTACAGACGAAGCCGAATCAATTCCGATTCTTTATACCATTGTGCCTACGGAGTATGAACTCGATGAACAAGGTCAGCCTACTGAAATCGTTAAAACTGAATCATATTTACAACCTAATTATCAGAACATATCGGTCATTGGAACAGTCTATCAGCGACCACCAATTCCTACTCCTGATGATTATGAGCCTATTCCCTATCCTCCTCCTAACTATGGGGTTAATATTCGGTTATTGGATGATGAGGACATTGAGCCTTTGAGACCTTTTATTAGTGTAGTTACGAATCCTATAAGGGTGTGGGCATGATTTCATATACTTGGAAGATTTTAAATTTATATACTAAAGGCGAGTTAATTACTGGCATAAAGTATCTTTGCACAGGATTTAATGGGAAAATGAGCATAGATTCTGAAGGAACAATGTTCTTTACTGATCCAGAAATGGGTATTCCTT